TTGCGCTAGGCCCCCGGCTTCGGGACCCCCTAGAGGAGGCTATAGAAGAGTCGGGCTGTACCCTGTATCATTGAAGGGTTCTCCCGCAGATGTTCGTCTTGGTAGTAACTACCAATAGGAACCACTTCAATATCTCTCCTATCGCCTCGAATCCCCAAGGCACGTGCGAGCGCTTCGAACGCATTAGGGTACTGAGATAGCATCGCTATCTCCCTCATTCTATGTTCCTGAGGGCTTAACCTTTTGTAGCGTTCTGGCATCACCAGATTTCGCGCTACGGTTAACGGATCCCTAGTGCGCACTCCCTTGACCCATCGGGCTCCAAGGAAGTATACAGGTCCGACTTTGTTCAATTCGCTCTTTTGCACATTGAACTTTAAGCCAAGACGACTGTAAAGCCGTTCCATCCTCGCCCAATCCACCCGTTCGTAACTAAAACTCACGGAATCATCACCCATAACAGTAAGGAAGTACAGGGGCTCTTCGAGCTTATAACTTCCCCACTTAATCAGAATCCAGTTCACAATGGACCCCACCAATTGGGTGAAATATGATCCAGATGGAATACCTCTACTCTTCAAGTAGATGTACCCATCAGGCATCACTATGGGCGTATGGATGAAGTATGACACTACCCTTTTCCATGCAACCCGGTGAAACTCATCAAGTTCCACAAAATGGGTTGAAAGGATCCTAAACGCAATTCGGATTAGAAAAGGCGGGATAGTAGCATCATACTGAGCGAAGTCTATGTTGTGCCAGTAGCGTATGGTTTCACCATTGGCCAACCTGGCACCGAGACCTGCGGCGGTATACCCACCTGCATACGAGGGATGATCCTTGAAAACCTCTATCAGGGGTTTTGCAAAGATTCCCTCAAGTAGGGTCATCTCCAGAGGATAACCCCAGACCAATCTGGTCTTTCGTTTGGGTCCTTCTGGATGGTCAAGATCCCTATTCTGCGTTCTCATGAAAGCTATACATGGTCTCGGGGCTACACCTCGCTCCACGACTTTTGAAGCGCGGGAGATGCCCTCCGCGAGGACCTCCCCTTTCCTGGAACCAAGCCAGCCAAGTCCGGCGGACTTAGTTGGCTTTATTAATTCGTGACCTTCAGAGACCAAGTCTTTTGGCACCAGGGTCCCATTGCCACTAAATTCCAGGAAAGCCGCATCAATGGCCCTTTCCAAATCAGGGTCATCGATCTTTTCAGAGTAACCTTCGTAACCAGATAGTGCAACATAGAGCTTCTCTGGTTCGAAGACTGATCTTGCCCAAGGATCAGTCGGGAAATAGATCCCAGCACTCCTAAGTGCCCTGAGCAACCAGGGGTAAATTGAAACGCCGGTCCCAGTTCTCATGCGGCGTCGCCACTCCTGGAACGCTTGGCGTTCGCCACTTGCAGGCTTATAGCGATGCAAGCGGACGACGGGGTAAAACCCCGCACTACTGCGATTCATAATCGCCTCCTTTGTTGGTGTGACCCCTGACGCAGGTCCATTGGCCGGATTGCTCCGACAGCGTGTCCGTATCGTGGACAATTCGACAGGTATTTCAACCTGTGGGTTCACGGGCGGTTCACTAGGTCCTAAAAGGACATCCGCACAATCCGTGGACTAC